CGGAAGCAGCTGTCCACGACCACCGGGAGCGCATCATGAGTGACGACACGCTGCCCAAGGGCATCCTTGAAGCGATGGCTCTCTTCACCTGGCGACCACATGACGACGAGGCCGCTGCGTATGCGCGCGACGAAACGAAAGCTAGAGGCTGCCATGCGGCTGCGGGAAGCGTTGGGGAGGGTCGGGCAATGATCGTCAAGGTTCAACAATCGCTCTCGCGTGATCGGGTCTTGATCTACGACAAGGGCCGGGGATTCACTTATGAGGGCGAGCTCACGCGGGAGATTGCCGACTTCATGGGAGACAACCTCAAGGTGTACGCCCGTGCCTCATACAACTTGCTGACTAAGCGCATCGAACTGCACAAGCGCGTGTCGGAAAGGAGTTGGTAACATGATCACCGCAACACACTGGGACGCCGGGTTCATGAACGCCGCCGTCTGCCTCGACAGCTGGAAGCTGACGATCTTCAAGCGTCGGCTGGACCAGGCCCGGTATTCCTACACGGAGCATCCCGGCCTGACGCGCGACACGATCACGCTGAAAGTCGAATACACCGACCAGGCCGCGCTGCTCGCTGTGGTCAAGGCGGCCAACGCCGAAGCGGCCAGGGGTTGCCACGTTGCCACTTGGCAATGCCTTGACTGCCCCGGGCAAATGTTGGGAGGTCCCGGGCAAATGTTGGGAGCTGGTCCCAACATTTGGCCGATTCGGGGGACAGTTGTCCGCCTGGGGGCCTTCCGGCTTGTGCCAGGTCAGCAGGCGGGACGTATGAACCGCCCACCGCTCATCCGCTGCCCGTGCTGCAACGGCTTCGCCACGTGGAGGACCTTCCACCTGGCGACGGTGTTGTGCCTGTGCTCGGGCTGTGATCGCGCCTGGTTGCTGGAGATCGCCGGCTGATGTCCGCCCCACTCCCATCTCTCGCCCTGACCCGCACCGTCGACGACTACGCCGACCTCGCGCTGCAGTGCCTGCGTCCATCGCAGGGCGACGACTTGTGGGAGTGGTGCAGCCGGAACCTGGTACTCTATACGCGCGAGCGTTGGAACCCACGGCAGGCGCGCATCATGCGCCACTGGTACCGCGTGGCGTCCGCGCGCATTACGTTGCGACCGGATCCGCGCGATCCGTACGCCCACCGCTGCGAGCAGATCTGGCTCGATATTGGCGCGCAGATCGCCAAGTCGACGCTCGGCTTCGCCACCGTCGGCGGCACCGCCGTGAATAGCCCGCGGATTGTCGGCTACTACCGCAACCGCCTCGAAGACCTGAAGAACGACCGCGACCGCAAGCTGAAGCGCATCGTCGAGCTGACGCCCGTGCTGAACGCCCTGCTGCCACGTGGCGCCGCCGCGCTGAAGTCCGCGCTCAGCAGCCGTTCATGGGCACTCGGCAACGCGCTGATCTATTTCCGCAGCGCGTCGATCGCCGACGACCTGCGCTCAGATCCGATCGAGCTAGCCGTGCTCGACGAGTACGACACCTACCCCGAGGACGTCGAAGGCTATGGCGACCCCATCGACCAGATCCTCGCGCGCCAACGCACCACCGCAAAGACCCGCCTGACCATCGGCATCACCACCCCAGGCCTGGTCGCCGGCCATGGCTGGCGTCGCCTGTGCAGCGGCACACACGAACGCCCACTCGTCGACTGCCCCGACTGTGGCGCCGCGCAGGATCTCGATCCCGCGCGCGTGTGCCTGGCCGACGGCCGCGACCTGAAACAGGTCAGCAAGGATGAGATCCGCGCCTCCAAGCTCGGACGCTTCGCATGTGCCCACTGTGGATCGCTGTGGAACGCCACGCAGATGCACGCCGCCATCGCGCGCATGCTCGACATCGACCGTCCCTGGTGCCCAGGCAAGTGGGAACAGGACCCCACGCACCCCAACGGCCGCTGGATCGCCCAGGCCGACTTCGACCAACACCACCGCCTGCAGCGCATCGCGCCACCCGACGCCGTCGTGCGCTCTGGCCAGGCATCGTCGCTGTTCAGCCCGCACGTCACTCTCGACAGCTTCGCCGCCAGCAAGGCACTCGCCTTGCAGGGCACCGTGCAGCAGCTGAAGACCTTCACCAACAACGAGGCCGCCGAGCCATTCATCTACCAGGTCGCCGAAGTCGACGCCGACGACCTGACCAAGAACGCGCAGCCGACCGAGACCTACCAGCGCGGCGTTCTGACCCGCCCAGGCAAACACCACCTGATCCTGTTCCTCGACCAGCAAGGCAACACCCGCGGCAAGTTCTGGTTCCCCTGGGTTCTACGCGCCGTCGAACCCGGCGTCGGCTCATGGCTGATCGACGAAGGCGCCGCCGCCAACGAAGACGAAGCGCTCGATCTGGAATCCCGCACCTGGCAGATCGCCGGCGAACACCGTCGCCCCGACCTGATCGGCCGCGACTCCGCGAACGGCAACTACCGCTTCGACGCCTACCGCTGGGCCGCCGGCGATCCCGCCAAGCGCATCCTGGTGCGCGGCGACGGCACGCTCGCCATCGGCATCCCATGGAAGGAAGTCGTCGAGTCGTTCAAGGAACGCCGCAAGACCCCGAAGCCCGCAGGCGTGCGCGAATACCGCATCGCTCCGCACTACTGGCGCGACATCCTGTGGGATCAGATCCGTGGCGTCCAACGCCCGCCCCCGGCCGCCGACGGCGAAGACGCCGACGAAGTACTTCCCGCCGCCCCCACCATGCGCTGGTGGCTGCCGTCCGACGTCTCGAACCGTTACAAGGCGAGCCTCACGTCCGAAGAACAGGTCATCGAGAAGCGCCGCATCGACGGTATGACCCGCGAGATGGTCGTCTGGCGCCCGCGCGTGATCACCACCACCGCCGACAAACAGACCTATCGCGACGACAACCACTGGTGGGACGCCGAGGCCTGCATCACCGCTGTGATCAACATCAAGGGCTGGGACCGACCGGAGATCGTGCTCGATGTGCCAGGCGCCTCGGCGCCGATCGGCGGCGGCTTCATGGACGGCTTCACATGACCAGCCCCGGCTTCATGGATGGCTTCACCAACGAGCTGCCCGGTCCGATCGGCTGGAAGAAAGGCCAGTACCTGATCGAGATGCCGGTCATCTGCTGCCCGCAGTGCGGCAGCGTCCAGGTGGCGAGGCGCGACAACGGGGAAGGCAGCTCATACATCACCTGGGAGTGCAGTATGTGCCGGTACCGTTTCCGGCTGCCGCGCGGCATCGGCCTGAAGGCCTACCTGCACGCCTGAACGCACGGAAAAATCAGGTCACGTGTAAAAACTGCACGCCCGACCCTCGCCGTTCACTGAGCGCCGCGCACAGTGACGGCGCATGGTCGACCTCAGCGCCCTGACTTCCGAGCTGAACGCCCTGGTCGCCGCCGCGCCCCAGGTCGACTGGGACAAGATCGCCGCCGCGGCGCGCGTGAAGATCGCCGAGGCCGCCCTCAACGGCGGCGTGGTCACCTACCAGGTCAACGGACGCAGCGTCACCCGTTCGCTCAGTGAGTTGCGCGAGATCCTCAAGCTCGCCGAATCGCGCGGCGAATCACAGGGCGGCGGCATCATCTGCCAACTCGGGGAGTTCAGCTGATGACCGACTTCCGCGCCGCCTCCGAAACTCGCCTGCTCGGGCCTGTTCCGTGGAATATGACGCCGCCGACCTGGGACTGGTCGCGCGATTGGCTGCGTATCGCGCTGCGCGCGCAGGAAATGGTCGCGAACAACCCCTTCGCCGCTGCGATGGTCGCGTGCAAGTTGGACAGCACACACGGCCCCGATGGCTTGCGTCCAGTCAGTCAGGCGCAGTACGACACCACCCGCCCGGTCGACAAACAGGACCACGCACTGCGGCAGCAGCTTGAGGCCGCCAACGTCCGCGCCGGCGGCTTGTGTTTCGATGCTGGCGGGCAGCTGACGCGTCGCCAGTTCGAGCGCCAACTCGACCACCTGGCCACCGTGCTGGGCGAGGGCTTCGCCGTGCGTGTCGAGATCCCTAACCGTCGCGGGAAGCCCCGTACCGCCTGGCGTCTTGTGCGCCCTGAACGCGTTAGCAATCCCGATGACCGACCAAACGACGATCGGTTGTACCACGGCATGGAGATCGATGCCGACGGCCAGCCGGTCGCGTTGTGGGTCGAACGCACGCAGGTCGCCGCGTTCACCGAGTGGTCCGATCGCACATGGGATCGCGTCCCCTGGTACGCACCAGACGGCACGCCCAACATTGTTCATCGCGTCGGCTGGCGCATGCCCGGCATGCTGCGCGGCATCTCGATGCTGTCGCCGATCCTGGTGATGGCAGCTCAGGTCGGTGGCGTGTTTGAGGCGCACGTCACCGGCAAGCGCGGCCAAGCCTGCACGCCGGTCATCTACTACGTCGACGATCCCGCCGCCGCGGCCAAGGCCGCCCGCGCGGATTCGTCGTCGATCGTCGGCCCGCACACCAAGTTCAATCCGTTTCAGGTCTACTATGCCAAGATAGGCAGCACCGTCGACTTCAAGTCAATGAGCTTCAACGGTCAGGACTTCGACGCCTTCATGGGCGTAGCCTTCCGCATCCTGTGCGCCGTGTGGCAACTCCCGGTTGAGGTCGTGCTCTGCCAGATGGGCGAGGCGTCGCTGAGTTCCGCGCGCGCCGGACTTGACCAAGTCGACCGCACCGCGCAGGCCTGGCAGACCGACCACATTGAACAGGCTTCAAACCTGTTTGAGCACGGAACCGTCAGTGAGCTGATCCGCTACCACGACCTGACGCCGGGCACCGCGGGCATCGACGGTCTATTACTGAACCGCTACCGGCGTCCGCCGAAGTACAGCACCGATCGCGAAAAAGACGCCAATACCATCGACCAGCTGATCAAGGACGGCGTCAGCCCGACCACCGCCTTCGCGATGTTCGGCCACGACTACGAAGACGAGACCGACCAGGCCGTGCGCGACGAGGTCTACAAACAGGAAGCACGCAAGGCCGCCGGCCTCGACCAGCCGAAGCCCGTCGCCGACCAGGTCGATGACGACCAGGCCGACGACGAACAGGCCAAGGACGCCGACGACGCCAACGTCGAAGCCACCAAAGACGACGCCGACACCACCGACGCCCGCTTTGTCATGCGCGAACAGGCCACCGCCCTGCAGGCCAGCCTGGCGATCATCGACCGCCTGGCCGCGGCCAGGCCCGACACCAGCACCACCGACATGGTCGCCGTCGCCACCGCCGTCGCCGACGCCGTGGCCAAGGCCCCAGCGCCGGTGGTCAACGTCCACGCGCCGCGCCGCGGCGCCCTGCGCGTCGAACGCGCCGCCGACGGCAGTGCCCGCGTGATCCCCGAAGACGATCAGCCATGACCACCCTGAGCACCGCCACCCGAACCGCCCTGGCGAACGCCCTGGCCAACCTGGTCGACGCCGGCGCCGCCGCCGGTGAATTCCGCATCTACACCACCGGCTTCGCCACCCTGCTGTGCACGGCCGTCTGCCCCGACCCGGCCTTCGATCCGGCGGTCGCCGGCGTCTGTGCCTTGGCCGCGCCGATCACCGGCGCCGCCGTCGTCGCCTCTGGCACCGCCGCGGTCTTCCGCCTGGTCGACAGCGACGGCAACGTGGTGCTGGAAGGCACCGTCGGCACCAGCGGCGCCGACCTGGTCTTCCCCTCGCTCGCCTGGACCGCCGGCGACCTGATCGACCTGTCCGCCTACACCCTGACCGTTCCAGCGAGCTGACCATGAGCAAAGGCAACACCACCGAGAACGACCTGCTGAAGACCATCTTCCAGAACGTTGCTCTGCCAGCGTATGGAACGATCTACTACGTCGCCCTCCACACCGCAGACCCAGGTGAGGCCGGCGACCAGACCACCAGCGAAGCGTCGTACCCTGACTACGCTCGCGTGGCCGTGGCGCGAACTGCCGGCGGATGGAGCGTCGTTGGTAATGCGGCCAGCAACGTGGCCGAGGTCACCTTCCCCGAGTGCAACGCCAGCTTCGGAGCCGGCACGCAGACCATGACGCACGTTTCCATCGGCGTCGCCGCGAGCGGTGCCAGCCAGATCCTCTACAGCGGAGCACTGACCGCTCCCGGCATCATCGTCACCGCACTCGACACACCGCGATTCCCCATCGGCGCACTTGTAATCGAGGAGGACTGATACATGGCACGCTCTATTGTTCAGGTTCCGCCGAACAGCACGGGCGGCAAACTCACGCACCGCAAACAGACGGTCGGCGCGGACGACCTGCTGGAGCAGGGCACGTTCTTCATGGGCCTGCCGACCTACCGTGCGATCAGCGCTACTCTAACGCCAGCCGCGAACAAGTATCACATCATTATCCGCAACGACTCTGGTTCAAACCAGACGGTGTACCTGCTCGGCCTGTGGTACTACACGGGTGTCGCCGCCGTGACCGGCGTGATCAACGAATACCGTTGGCAGCGTCAGACCTACGGCACGCCGGCTGGTGGTGCGGCGATCACTCCGAACCCGCACAACTCCGCTGATCCGGTCCTGGCTGGCGTAACCTGCTACGGTGGTGCCACGTCGGGCGTTGGCGCAGACGGCGTGATCCAACGCTTGCTGAACGTGTCGTCCGAAGAACACACCGCGACCGTCGCTGACATTGACCGCTTGCTGGAAGACTGCAACAAGTTGCCGCTCGCCGGCCCGTGGTCGCGTCCGATGGCGCTTCGGCCTGGTGAAGCTGCAGCGGTGAAACAAATCGGCGCCGGTACGGTCGGTGCGATCATGTGGGCGTTGGAGTTTTCCGTCGAGGCCGACTAATGCCGCTCTCGGACTACTTCACCCTGCAATGGTACGGACCCGCATGCGCTGCGGCCCGCATCCAGTGCGTCGGCACCATCACCACAGCACAGGCTCGCGGCTCCGTGCGTGCTGGGGCAACTCTGAGCGGATCTGGCACGATAACCTACGCACGTCCAGTGCGATTGATCAGTGCCTATGCCGATCTCCTCGGCCAGGGGCAGATCACGCAGGCGCAGGCGAGAGGACGACTGCGGGCCTTCGCTCGCATCAAGGTCAACGAACTATCCCAGGATGACGTGACCGGCGCTGTGCTCGAAGCACGGATCGAGGGCACCCTGACACTCAAGCAGGCCCTGCGCCTGCTGCTGGCTGTCGCGCAGGGCGACGGCACCAACCTCGACACCAACCCAGCCTTCAAGTCACTGGACGGCTCAAAGACCCGCGTTGCCGGCACCCGCAGCGGCGGCACGCGCACCATCACCACCCGCGACCCGACCTAAGCCATGGGCTGGTTCGGCGACTGGTTCGACGACTGGTTCGGCAACTGGTTCGACGGCGATAGTGGCGGCAGCACCACCCACAGCGGCTCGGGCGGCAGCACCACGCCGGCCGTCATCGGCAGCGGCAATGGCACCATCACCACATCAACGCCCGCCGCCACCGGCGGCGATTGGGCCGCCCTCATGCGCTGGCTGCGCGCGCGCCGCCGTCGCCACCGCGCGGCTGGCACCGCGAGCACCGCCGCCATCACTTCCACCGGCCACGGCCAGGTGCATCACCGCGGCAGCGGCGCTGGCATAATCCCGTCGTCGCTCGCCGGCACCGGCGCCATCCGCCGGCGTCGCGTCGGCGTCGGCACCTCCACCCTGGCGCCGCCAATTCCATCCGCGTCCTGCACCCACGACGACCTGCTCGACCTGGCGCTGCTGCTCGCGCTCGAATGAATCAGCCGGCAAATACCGTGCGCGTGTAAATTCTGCACGGCGCTTTGTGGTTGCCCTGGCCCGCCCGCATACCGTCTGCCCGCGTGAACGCCCCCGCGCCATTATTGTCGGCCTCATTCTTCGGCGCCCTGCCGTGGGCGATCAACAGCGACGCCTTCGCGTCGCTCATGGCGACGATTGAGGCCAAGGCCAAGATCAGCCAGCTCGACCGCACGCCGCCGGCGTCGGCCCTCGAACGCACGTCGCACAAATACACCGTCAGCGCAGACGGCGTCGCCACCATCCCGCTGACCGGCGTCATGCTCGGCGACACCGATTGGGTCCTCGACTACTTCGACATCGACTACACCGTCACGCCGCACCTGGCTGACGCGATCAGCGAAGCCGCCGGCCGTTCCGATGTGCGCTCCCTGGTCATCGCCGCCGATACTCCGGGCGGCAGCGTGGTCGGCCTGGAAGCGCTGAACCAGGCGATCGCCAACGCCGGCAAGCCGGTCATCGTCGCCGCGTCGGGCATGTTGTGCTCGGCCGGCATGTACGTCGCCAGCGCCGCCGACCAGATCATCGCCGAACCGGCCACCATCGTCGGCAGCATCGGCACCATGACCACCATGACCGACGTCAGCGCCCTGCTGGCCAAGCTCGGCGTGCAGGTCCACCTGATCGCGAGCGGCCCACAGAAAGGCACCGGCACCCCCGGCGTGCCCATCACCGACGAGCGCAAGCGCCCCATGCAGGCGATCGTCGACGAGCTGGCCGCGCAGTTCAAGGCCGCCGTCACGCGAGGCCGCGGCCTGGACGCCGCCGCCGTCGACCGCCTGGCCACCGGCGAGGCATGGCTGGCCGGCACCGCGCTGACCCATGGCCTGATCGACGCCGTCACCTCCACCCCGCTGGCCGCCGCCAGCATCACCGCCAAGGAATGCACCATGCTGAAAAAAGAAGAATACAAGGCGCTGATCGCGGCGCACCCGACCCACCTGGCCCTGATCGACAAGCTCGACGATGACGGCGCCGACGAGGCCACCATCAAGGCCGCCATCAAGGACGCCGACCACAAGGCGACCGCCGACAAGATCCCGCAGCTCGAAGCGAAGCTCGCCGACAGCGCCAAGGCGCTGAAGGACGAACAGGACGCTCACGGCAAGACCAAGGCAGATCTCGCCACCGCGAACGAAAAGCTCGCGAAGATCAAAGCCGGTCAGCCGGCCGGCGATCCCGGCGCCGGCGGCCTGCCGCCCGCTAACTCGGCCGACGAGAAGACCGCCGACGAGCTGGCGGCCATGTCGCCGATCGAGCAGGCGAGCTACTACGCCGCCCGCGCCAAGAGCGCCAAGAAGTAACCCCCCACCCCGTTTCCCGTTTCGTCCCCGTCGCGCGCCACGCGATCAAACCCTGACAAAGGAACCCCACCATGGCCAACGTGCTTTCATCCCTGGCGCCGACCCTGTTCGCCGCCTCCCGCCGCGTACCGAAGGAGCTGACCGGCTTCCTCGGCGTCGTGAACCGCAACTTCAACGACCAGCGCGTCGCGCAAGGCAAGACCGTCAAGGTCACCGTCGCGCCGACGCAGGCCGTCGGTTCGATCCCGGCCCCGTCGATGGCCTTCGCCATCGGCAGCGACCGCACCCCGTCGACCATCGACCTGACGCTGAACCAGACCGCGCAGACCACCTGGAACCTGACCGGCGAAGAAGAACGCGACCTGCTGAACAGCGGCAACGCGCAGGAACTGCTCCGTCAGACCATCGAACAAGGCTGGCGCGTGCTGCGCAACCAGATCGAAACGTATCTGGGCAGCATCGCCATCCTCAACGCCAGCCGCTCGCTCGGCACGTCGGGCACCGTTCCGTTCGGCTCCGACTTCAACCTGATCGCCGACCTGAAAAAAGAACTAAACATCAACGGCGCCAACACCGACGGCCGCGCCCTGGTGATGAACAGCGACGCGGTCGCCAACCTGTCGAAGCTGTCGGCGCTCTACAAAGTCAACGAATCCGGCAGCGACGACCTGCTGCGCGCTGGCGTGCTCGGCCGCCTGCAGGGCTTCGACCTGCGCGAATCCGCCGGCGTCGGCAGCTTCACGAAGGGCACCATGACCACCGCCTTGGTCAACAGCGGCGCGCTGGCCATCGGCAGCACGACCGTCCCGTATGACGGCGGCACGCCTGGCGCCACCGGTATCAAGACCGGCGACGTCATCAGCTTCGCCGGCGATACGAACAAGTACGTCGTGAAGACCGGCCCCGGCGCCACCGCCACCGGCAACATCGTGCTGCAGGAACCAGGCCTGCGCACCGCGGTCGCCGACAACAGCGCGATCACCGTGGAAAACAGCTACGTCGGCCACATCGCCCTGACCGGCGACGCGATCGCCGCCGTGGTCCGTCCGATCGACCAGCCCGAGTCTCCCGACATCGAACAGATGGTCATCAGCGACCCGGAAACCAAGTTGTCGGCCCTGCTCATCCGCAAGGTCGGCGACCAGGTCGCGAGCTGGTACATGCGCGTCGTTTATGACGCCTTCGCGCCGAATCCTTACGGCATCATCACTCTGCGCGGTTGATCTACGTGGGCGCGGTACGGCCAGGACAACCGTCAGGGCCGGGCGAATTGCCAACCGCCCACGTTCACCAAGCCCACCCGGCGTCGTGCCGTGGTGGGCTTCGGTGTCACCAGACACCATCGAGGCCCCTATGTCGAAGCCCTTCGTCATCGTCCACCCCGAACGCGGCGAGGCCCTGTGCGACGAGCACCAGTTCGCCGAGTTCGCCGCCGCCGGCTGGTCGCGCAAGGACGACCACGAAGCGGAAACGAAGACGAAGTCGCCCAAGCGCGCCAAAGGCGACAAAGGCGACGGCAAGCCCGACTGATCCATTGCGGGAGGGAGGCGAAGGCGCCTCGCCGCTCTCATACGGCGGAACCTCCTGGTTCGATTCCAGGTCCCGCATCCACCACTGAACGCACCGACGAGCCATGCCCGCCACTGCACTCGACCTCAC